AATCCTCCAAATACACTAACTATAGCGTTCCAAGCCCCTCTGAATACGCCACCGAACCAACCGGCTACGACGCTAAACACGCCGACTATACCGCCCCATATGCTGCCGAACCATCCGACAGCCGCTCCCCATACGCCCACAATAAGATTCCAGGCGCCAGTAAATATTCCGCCGAAGAACTGCACCACTGGGGTGAACGTCGCTACGATGAAATCCCAGACGGCTTGGAACACGGCAAATATTTGATCCTTAAACGTAAAGAACAGCCCGATGATCAGCGCCACTGGCGCAAATATCACCGCCAAAATTGTAAGCCCCCATTGCTGCAAGAAAGCTACAACGTTATTAAATACGGTTGTGATACCTATCCAAATACTACTAAAAAAGCCGACTACACCACTAACAAACCCGCTAACAACCTGCCCAATAGCTCCGAACACTCCGCTGAACCAACCAACTGCTGCGCCCCATACTGCCGTGATAGCGTTCCATGCCTGTCCAAAGATATTGAACTTTACCTGTAGAAATACCAGTGCACCAACGCCCCCCCCCACCGCCACTCCTATGATTGTAAACGGATTCATACTAGCTACAACATTGAAAGCGGCCATTACCGTTTTTCCTTTATTCAAAGCATCAATAAATGCTTTCAGTCCTATGGCACTTTTCGCCATCGTCGCTGCGAATTGACCGACTTTCATGGCTAGGAAAGCCGCCCCCAATGCTGCAATAGCAGGGACAGCATTGTCCATAATGAAGTTGGCAAAACCGACGATTGTTTGCTTGTTTTCTTTCAGAAAGGCGGTGAGTTTAGTGACGCCGTCACTAAACCTAGCAAATAGTCCATTTTGGTCAACTATTAGCCCCTTTTCAGAATCCACTCGCACACCGATAATTTCTAGCCCTAGTGACCGAATTGAGCCCTGCAAGCTAATCATTCTGTTCTGAAACGTGTTTGAGAACTTGCTAATATCAAGACTTTGTGCGTATTCTGCCATGGCCGCCGTGAACTCCTCGGCGCTCACCTTGCCACCATTGATTCTACCGGCAGCTTCCTCCATAGAAATACCAAATTTCTTGGCCAAGATTGTAGTTAGCGGGATATTATTGTTGATCAGCTGTAAAGCATCTTGTCCAAACAACGCACCACGGCTCGTAACCTGTCCAAAAACTAGTGCCAAATTCTGCAAATTTGCACCAGAAACGATAGACAGTCTGCCTAAGGTGTCCATGTCTGGTATGACTTGTTGTGCTGTGCGTCCATACCCTAGCAAAGTAGAGGCTGCCTTTGAGGCATCTGGAAAGGCTATCGGCTTACCGAGCACCTGGTTGTACAGCTGCCCGAACACCCTATTCGCAGCTTCGGTCGATCCAGTAAGTGACGCCATTTGGGCCTGTGTCGTTTGTAATCCTCCAGCCAGGTCAATAAAATACTTTGCGCCAAATGTACCGCCGCCAATAACGCCAGCAGCGACGATACCAAATTTTTTTATCGTATTAGCAACGCCACCAAAGCCCTGATTTAGCCTGTCAAAAAACTTGCCATATTTTGATTGAGTCGAGTTGAGATTTCTCTCGCTCTCGTGCATCTTTTTTTGGACATTGCTTATAGCGGTGATTGCACCACTCGAATCAACACGATATGTGATAATAATCTCGCCTTGGTTCATGACGTTATTACCCTGTCTATGCTATGATTATGGTATAAGACGAAAGGAACTCTTAAATGAATAAACAATATCATCTGTCTAAAAAGTGGCTCATAAAAAAGCTGGTTTTTTGGTTTTGGCTGCACATGATTACATTTGGTGTAACCGCTTGGCTCGCCTATAGAAAATACCGCAACGTTTCTTTTGAGCTGACAGATACCGCCATCAAGTTCAGAAATGGCAGGCTCACTCGTACAATCAATTATCGAACGATAGAGGGCTTTGTGCGAAATGGCAATACCATCGGGATTACGACGATTGGCGAAAAAATCATTGGTGGTTCGCTTGTCATCTCCGACATTGAAAATATTGACGAGTTTGAGTCTTGTCTGGAAAAATACCTTGAATCTGCCAAATAACCCTACCATTTTGCCTGCTTCTCCAACAAACTAATCAACTTATTAGCTTTCTTACCGCCAATCGCAGCGGTTATTATTGCCATTTGCTGTAACGCTTCTTGTGCCTTGAATGCTTGAGCCGCTCTGACCAACACTTGTGCGTCGCCATACGGCATATCGACCGCTTCGTCAAAAGATATCTGATAGTAATAAGCTAGGGCAGCAGCAGTGACCTTAGAGTTCTTCAAAATATCCTTGGTCTGTTTTTCAATCAGCAAGGCTAGTTTTTCTGGATCATACTGCTGCTCGTGGTCTTCCATTACTACAGTACCTCTACCCCCTCAGCACGAAGTGTTGCGTAATCTTCGGTAGCGAGCCTAAACAGCTCAGTCATGAACGCCTCGAGATTTTCATCTCCGATTAACTCGACGAGTTTATCTACTTCTGGCGCGCCATCAATTGGCTCTAGATTAGAAAGCAACTCACCACTTAGCGAATTAGAAACAATCGCCTGTAGCTGTGCACTGCCCACACCCTTGACGCTACGCCTAGCATCATATTGAGCTGCAACCACTTTTGTACGGCTTAGACGCGGAACGACATATTTCAAGGTGCTCACGTTGCCGTTGTCGCTCATTTCAAGTGCCATGACAACACGCGGCACATTAGTCTGGCTTTGAGTTTTATTAAACTTAAACGCCATCTCATCCTCCATTCCATAGTTGTAAGAACTACATTATTTTTTATCAATTTAGGTATTGACACGGTGTTTTTAGCACCGTGTCACCCCTGTTACGCAAATGTCAGGTCGCCCTTGATCAACTTGCCGGTCACGCTGATTTCAAACTCGGTCAAGCCATCTTCCTGGCTGATGTCGCTCAGGGTTGCCGTAGCGTCAAGCATGAACAACGTATGACCTGCTTGAGCTGCTAATTTCGGCACTAACTTGAACACACCAGGCACCTGTGTCGAACTACCTTTTTGCAATCCAACCTGTACAGCACCCTTTGTGCCGACAGTAATGCCAGTAGTGCCGTCAATCGTCTCGCCGCTGTTATAAACATAGCCAGGCACGATATTCTTGAGGTTGTCCTGTCCAATGTCCGTCACCTTAAACTTGATGGTCGATTTGAACGATTTGATAAGTTTCAGATTCGTGCCGTCGATAAAGTCACGCGTCACCTCGTCCTTGTCGTTGTCGAAGTCCAGGTCGTTCACACCTAGGACTTGCTTGAAGTTTTTACCAGTCTTGTCCCCGAAATACAGATCGTGGTTCAAGCCGGCGTAATCGATTGCTGCCATTTAATTACTCCTTTGCTTAATCTTTCAAAACTAATGTTACAGATTGGGCGCTCCATACCCCCATCCGTAGTTCAGAGGCTTCGTAGGCGGTGTCTTGCATCGGAAATACGCTCACACGAATGAATCTCGAGTCAGTGTATGGCAATTGCATTAGTGCCGTACGTAGCTTGCTGTCAAGCTCGTACAGCTCGGCCGCATCAGCTTTCACTACGGTGATCGTTAGCTCGGTAGTTAGCTTAGTGTTGCCCAAACTGCCGCCGTCGTATTCACCGCCGCTAGCAGCAACCGCTACCATACCGTCTTGGCTTTTATTTGCTGGTAATCGCCCGACAAAAACATCTTTGCCAAGCTCCCCGCCAACGGCAGTAGCCACTACTTTTGCGATCTCCAATGCTACATTCATCTAAAAAAACCTCTTGTAATCTTTCATGGTGCTTCTCACACCTTCATCAACGAAACCTTTGCCAGTGCCGGCTGTGGTGTATTTACGTACCACATGGGTACCATCTGCACGCCTACCGCGGTTCTGGTACTGTGAGTAGACCGGCTTCCATGTCAATCTGATGGCATCTCTGCCAATTCGCCGCACCTCGACATTACGGGACTTAAGCGATCCTCTGCGCCTGAATGGTGCGGTGAGGTTAGCTACTGTCAAGGTGTGATTCGCCATTGCGTTCAGCCCTGTCGCTGCCTGATTCTGGAAGAATCGTTTGACGGCGACTGTGTTGTCGACCACCGGCACGATTACACCTCTCTGTCGAGCCTTTCCAGCTCAATTTCAACGTGCTGTACTGTGCCGCTTGTGATAACCGCCCTGCCGACTGCTACGTTAGCGACGCGGTACACCCGCTTGACGCCAAACAGTGTCACCTCGGCGAAATATCCCTCGATCGAGTAGCTAGTTGATGACAACCAGCTATCTCGGCCGTCCAAGTATGCTCTGGCATCACCCGTCATAGCGTCGTAGCTACCGCCACGGGTCAAGCCGCTCGTCTGCTCAATGACACACTTCACGCTGTGTCGCTCGCCGCCAGTTTGGCGGTATGTGCCGTTGACAGGTGCAACCAGGGTGATATTATCGCGGAATATCATAGCGATGAACTCCACGCTGACTTAGCGGCGTATCAGTGTAGCCAGACACCACACAACCGCTGATTGGCTTTACAAACTTCGCCAATAAATCGACATTCGCCTCAGCGAACTGGTCAATAACTTGCTTGGTATCGTCATACGTCACTGAATGACTCAGCACTGTTTCAGATTTTACGTTGTTGTAAAAACTACCTTGATTAGCTATTGACAGCGTGTCAAATAGCCTTGCGATGAGGATTTTCAATCCGTATGGCAACGACTCGCCATATCCCCACGCCGCCTTGACGATGCACCGTCCAGTACTCAGCGGCTCAGCCATCTCAATGATGTTGAACCAGCTGGCGTTCAGCTCGTCGCCTTGACTCACTGACTTGATTACCAGCGGCATACCACTTTCTGCTGTCACTTCTGGCAATAGACTAGTGAACGGATCGACGACCAGGAAACGCGAACCGCAAGTTGTCTCATATTGACGCGGCGTATTTGCCTCGCCCTGCATTTTGATATCTAGCAGTGTTTCCAGCGTCTCCGTCGCCTGCTGCAATAACTGCTCAAAGTACTTATTCTCGGTATCAGAAAGGGGGCGTAAAAGTACGCCCTCGATATCTTCTTTAGTTACCAATGCTGCCATTTCTACGCCCCTCTCTGTTAGGCTACGTGTTTAATAGCCACTGCTGCTGCGATGCCACTCAAGCCACCACCTGCGAAGATTTCCTGCAAGTATTCGTGCTTATTTTGCTTCAACGCAAAGTTGGTGTAGCTCTCAATTGACTGATCACCAACCACCTTGTATTTGTCAAATACAACCAAGTATGCATCGTTCTCGGCGTCGTTGGTGTCGTTGAACCACTGTGGCGTAAACTTGCCAGCAAGCTCCAAGTCTTCCAAGATGTTAACGCCTGGAGTGTACAGCATATGCTTGTCAGTACCTCGCTCATCTTTCAGGGCGGTGAGGTAGCCACGCTTTGCGATGATGTAAACGTCGCCCTCAGCCTCGATTAGGTCGCGTGCATTCAAGATAGCAGTACGGCGACTTTCTCCTGATTTTGGCGTATATGTTTTAGCAAACACGTTGCCAGCCTTGGCGTCAGCTTTGACAGACACAAACGACTTGATCTTGTCATCGCTAGCGTCTGCTAAGCCGTCGCCGATAACGATCGCACGCTCGATACTTGCGATAATCCGCTTTGGTAATTCTTGTAATACGTAGCGCAACAGTGAGCCAGTGCTCTTATTCTTGCGGATAGTTTCTTTATCCAGGGTCAGATACTTGTAGATGTATTGACCTTCAAGTACGCGGTTTTCGATAGCAATCGTAGCCTCTTTCTTGTCTTTACCAGCCTGGTGTCCCAATGCACCATCAGTATTGGTATCCCAAGCGGTGTTGTAAGCGTCAAGCCCAGTTTTATCGACTAGGTTCCAAATTGGTCCACCAGCCTTAAATGCACTCTCAACTGCCTCAACAACTGGTGCTGGGAATAGTTTGTCGGCACCAGTGACAGCCATCCGTACACCGTTAGCCTCAAGTTTGTCCATCCAAGCTTCACGAACAGCTGCCGCACCAGCACCTGCTTGTGCTACCAACACGTCAGCAAAATCTTCTAATGCTTTTGGCGTTTCCAGGTAATTTACGACACTACCTTTGTCGACAGCTGCTGGATCAGCTGGTTCTTTAATTTGCATCTTTGCAATGTCTTTCGGATCCATTTCCGTATCCTCCTTAGGATTGTTATCAGTTGGTTCATCCGGTGCTGATTGCTCAGTTTCGTCAGTAGGCTCAGCCTCTGGCGCGGCTTCCGGTACCGCTGTTTCGTCAGTCTTCGTCTCAGGTTCAGTTGCGTCTTCGGTCGGCTCCGTCGCCTTAGCTGCTTCAGCCTCTGCTTTTGCCTTGATTTGTTCAACTAGGCTCTGCATTGGCTTGGCATCTGCCTGCTTGACTGCCGACATACTGAATGCAAAGTTCATACCCATCACATTCTGTACACTCTCATCTTGCTTTTGCTTCTCTGGTGCCTCAGACACCTCATCGGCAAAACCAAGCTCGACAGCCTTATCGGCAAGCATCCACGTTTCCGCTTCCAGCAGCTCAGTGATCTTTTCATCGCTCAGCCCTGTTCGCTTGGCGTAGATAGGCGTGATGCCCTCCTCGATCTTCAGCAACACATCTTTGGCTTTCTCCATGTCGTCCACCGTGCCAGCCGCATAAACGGACGGGCGGTGAATCATGATCATTGAGCCTGGCGACATGATAATCTTGTCACCCGCCATCGCAATTACTGATGCAATCGACGCCGCTAAACCATCAACTCTGACAGTGACATTTCCGTTATGATTCACAAGCGCGTTATAGATTGCCAAGCCTGCGAACACATCGCCACCGGGGCTGTTAATGACAACTGTCAAATCGCCCGCATGCTGCTTGAGTTCTCCGCGAAATAGGTCAGGTGTGACTTCGTCACCCCACCAGGTATCGCTCGCGATAGGCCCGTCAAGTATAAGCTCTTGATTATTCGATGAAACGGAATTGCTCCACTTCCAGAACTTCATGCTTTATTTCCTTGTTAAAGTTTGCTTTCGACTCCTGCTTGCCCGTCCAATTTGAGCGTTTTGCTCTCGTCTTATTTCTAAGACTACAGATTACGATTTATCGAACTCATAACGCACCTGGTCATCTGTCGAGGTAGCGTTGACGATCTTGATATTGTTGACGTGCTTGCACTTCGCATTACTACAACGCACCTGTGCAATCATCTGTGTGACGCCCTTGATGTTCAGATAGCGGCCGCACTCCTCGCATCGCAAATCCAGATCAGCCATCTCGTCATCGATAATTCGCCGCTCAGCATTGAGATATGCCTTGACGACGCGGTATTTCGGGTGGCAATGCCCGTTCGGATGGACATCATAGCCATCGTTCTGTGCAAAGTTGTTGATGAATATGCCACCGTCCCTGCCAATGATTGCCTCATTCAGATTCAAGATTGGCTCGTCAACAGCCACCCATTTATCGATTAGCGTGGCACAAAACTCACATGGTTTGCCAGTTTCACTCTCCATGGCTTTCTCGATCAGCGTTCCTGTTTGGTTTTGCACCTGCTTCATGGCTTCAACGCTTGACAGTGCATCAGCTCGTGAGATCTCAGTGCGAGCCATTCGCTGCACTCGCCATTCGTCGGTCTTCATAATGCCACGCAACTTCTCCTCCAGCTCAGACTGTGCCCAGCCATGAGATGCCGCATGATCAAGCACGCGACGGATTGAGACGGCTGTATCGTCAGCATATGAGCGTGCCACGTTTAGCAGATAGCCTCGGTAAGCTTCCTGTGTTGACGCTGCCACCACAAAGCCTGTTAGCTCGGCGGTAGACACTCCGTTATCTATCAGTAGCTGCTTACCATCCTCAAAGTAAATTGCCCCCTGAACTATCATCAGCGCCACGATAATCAACAGTAGCGCTTCGGCAAATTCGCTTTGCTCGTCGTCCTCTTCAGTGCTGTTTTCGGCCGTCTGGCGCGATTCGGCAATAGCTCGGTCGACTTGTTTCTGCATAAACTCAGTGGTGGCGTCATAAATCAGCTGCTCAAAGTCATCGAGCGTCTGCGGCTGATTATCGGCTGATGCTTTTGGGCTAGTGCCGTTCGCTTCTCCCCAAACCCCCGTGTCGCCAACCTTGCGGCGATCTGGTGCGTCTGCTACCTCATCACCCTCGTCAACGTCCGGCTTGTCATTTTCAATCTCTGGCGGTTTGTAATCACCCTTACGCAATAGTTTGAAATTATTAGGTAGCTTTAGCGCGTCAATAATGCTCTCGGTGCTGTAGCCTGCCGCTTCTAGCTTCAAAATACTGTTAATCCGAATATCATCAGCTTCAGCCTGCACCTTGACCTCGTCGACGACCTGCGGAATAACAAACTCATAGGTGATAGCTATACCCATACCGCCAGTGATTCGGTTTAGCTCGTGAGTCAACTGTGTGTAGTTACGTAACAGCAGTGGATCAACGACGTTCTCAGCAAACACCTGCTTTGACACCTGTGCATTAGCGTATGTAGCTGTATCATCAATACCTTTCATAATGGCTGAAACGCCAAATGACGTATCGATCCGCCTATCAACCTGCTTAAATAAGTTCTCGAAGTCAATATCTTTATTTGGTTGTGAGAACGGCACCCACTCAACAGCCGCGGTAGTCGATGGCTTGCCGGTCTTAGAGTCAACTGGTCGGTGCGTGTAGGTGACATTGTTATTGCTACCAGCTCCGCGATGAGCGTCTTGCAACATCGCCACGCTCTCTTGAAATGATTGCCGCGTTGGTGCGGTAATAATGAACTGACCAGCCGG